GGAGGTAAGACAACAAAATGCCCCTCGCCCACCTTTTAAACAGAGAAAGGTGCATCGCATTTGGCTATAGAGTCGAAGAAACAAATGCGGTGCCGAAATGGGATGGTAAGGTCTTTAACAATAATGGTAAGATTATTGATTTGGATCCTACCTTTAAATTACTTCGATTCATAGACACATCAAATATGCCGAGGCGGATAGTTATGGCGTCTTTGGGACCCCATGTAGAAGGTTGTGCGTTGCCGCATCCTGACATGGCTGACTCAAAGACGGCTTTAGCTGGAGCTATGTACCGGTTCTGTCGAAACATGCCAAAAAAATACGATAGGAAAAAATTCCGCAACTTCGTAGATGCATGGCTTGAGAAAAATATGGTTCCTTTAGGACCGCATTCAGATACTTCGTTTGAAACTTGGATTAAAAACACCCCCTACACACAGGCAAGAAAGGAGGAGTTGACCAGGAAATATAATGAAATGAATGCAGTCTGGGAACGGCTTAGCCCTAAACAAATTGGTGTTAAGTCCTTCATAAAAGATGAAGTATATCCTGCATTTAAACATGCCCGCGCTATTAACAGTAGAGCTGATGAGTTTAAATGCATAGTTGGCCCAATATTCCAGCTTATCTCAGACCAGCTTTTCAGCCTACCATGGTTTATCAAGAAAATCCCGATCGATCAACGTCCAGATTATATTCTTGATATGCTGCATGAAGTTGGAACTTGGTATATGACGACAGATTACACTTCGTTTGAAGCGCATTTCGACGCGAAAATGATGACGGACTGTGAGATGCGCCTTTATAGACACATGACCCAATATTTACCAGAGGGTCATCGCTTTATGACAACCCTAATACATGTTCTTGCAAAATGCAAGAACCATATTGCTTTCAAAAATTTTTCAGTAGAAATACAGGGAAAGAGAATGAGTGGCGAAATGAATACCAGTTTAGGTAATGGGTTTTCAAATTTAATGTTTATGTTGTATTTGACGGAATGCAATGGAAACGAGAATGTGCGAGGTGTCATTGAAGGTGATGATGGTCTTTTTGTGATGTCGGGACCTCCACCACCTCCAGAGCGTTTTGCAGGCTTTGGACTCGATATCAAAATAATTAATTTCTCCGATATAAATCACGCAAGTTTTTGTGGTATGGTCTTTGATCTTGATGAACGAAAGAACGTCACTGATCCCATATCCGAATTAATAAACTTTGCATGGTGTAAGGCGGAATATGCAAAATCTAAGCCATCTAAACACAAGATGCTTTTGCGCTGTAAGGCGCTCTCAATGTTATACCAATATCCTAACTGCCCGATATTGACGACCTTTGCAGAAAAAATGCTTCAGTTCACGTCTGGCATCTACATCGGTGATTTTCTTGAGAATACAAATTATTTCAACCAATATGAGAAACATTATGTGACTCTAGCTTGGAGGGAATGGCAGCAAAAAACCCGATTTTATACAAGGGTCAAGAACAAAAATCTTCTTGAGCGACCTGGCGCTAAAACCAGAAGACTTGTTGAACAACTCTATGGAGTATCTGTTCAGGATCAGTGCCTCATCGAAAAATACATCGATGGGATGACAGAGCTGACCCCGATCAGGTGTGAAGCTCTGTCAAGACACGTTCCGCAAGTGTCAAATGAATATTATGGTGACTATGTCGTTCGGCTCAATCCGCATTCAATTGAGTCGAGTTACCAGTTTATTTGGCCGCGCCTTTGGGAAATGCCTGTTCCCTAAAAAGGTGCGTGTGTGGTTTCAATAAAATCTGATTAACGATCAGTACCGCTTTGAATTAAATAACCCCGTCGTTGGGAG